TTTAAGTTCTTCATTTGTTCCTTTGTATAATAGCGATAGTTCATCTTACTTTATACAAAAATTAGATATGAAAATATCTGAGATTAACTTTACACAATCATTGTGGATTAGTTCATCTTGTGGAGCACCTCTATTCAATTTAATTACCGCATCATTTGCAGCACAAACAAATATATCAAATTATAATATAACGGCTAGTATTCAACAATATCAGCAAAGTGTAATTGCATTTGATATAACTGCATCAGGTGCTGGTGGTGGAGGTGGAACTGGAGTTGGTAGTGGTGGAGGTGGAGGTATGGTAGTATCATCATCAGCAACGATACAACCAAATCTTGTTTATCAAATTAATATTGGTGTAGGCGGTACACCAAATAATCCTGGTGGAACTACAACTTTTATAGGATGTAATAGAACTATTAATATTTACGCTGGTGGTGGTGGAGGTGGAGCTAATCTCGGAGGTGGTGGAAGTTCTGGAATTGGATATATAATACAAGATGGTGTAACATCAAGTTTATATCCATCATTTACAGGAGGTGCTGCAGCTCAGCAAAATACTGGATTTGGTACTAGAATAGCAGCTGGTGGAGGTGCAAGTAACGTAGCAAATGGAGGTGATGGTGTTATTACTGGTGCTGGTGCAGCTAATGGTGGAGATGGTGCATCTCAAGGTATCGCAAGTGGTAGTTATGGTGGTGGTGGTGGATATCAAGGTGCAGGACCTACTCCCCCCGCACCTGGTTCAGATGGAAGTGCAGGAAATGGAACTTTTGGTGGTGGAGGAAATGGAGCATCTACATTAGGAGGTGGTAGTGGTAGACAAGCAAGTGCTGGTAGTGATGGTGTGGTATATGTAAGACATGCTGGAAGTGGTAGTTTATTTACAACAACAAACGCTTCATCAAGCTATGATTCTAGCTCAAATCAAACAGTATATACATTCTCATCTGGAAGTGGTACATTGTTTTACCAACCAACAGCAACATTATCGTAATCAAAAATCAATACAAAAAAACAAACAATTGTTAAATAATTAAATCAAAAATAATATGAACGCAAAACAAGTATTAGATAAAGTATTAGCAGCTCTTTCATTAGTGAAGGACGAAGTTACTTTTACAGACGCTAAACTAGCTGATGGAACTATCTTACAATCTCCTACCTTTGATTTAGGTGAGAATGTTGAAGTAGTACACGAAGATGGAACTAAAACTCCAGCTCCAAATGGTGAGCATGAGGTAGTTCTTAAAGATTCTGAAGGAAACGATGTAAGAATTAGAGTACAAACTGAAGATGGTAAAATAGTTGAGAGAAGCAATGTAGAAGAAGAAGCTCCAGCAAAAGATGAAGCTGTTGATATGGAGAGCATAGCAGGTGATGATATTTCATTACCAGAAGCTCCAAATGAGATTCCAACAGAACCTCAAGACATTCCTCAAACTATGGAATCACTTTCTTATAGAATTGAAGAATTAGAGAAATTAGTAAAAGAGCATTTAATTGATAAAGCTCCTACTGCTGATTCTCAAACAGAAAAAACTGAGCCTGTATCAATGGCTGCAGTAGATGGTGATGAAGAAGAAACAGATGATGAAGATTCTGATGAAGAAGAATTACCAAAATTAGATGGTGCACCTATTGAGGATGAACCAAAACCAACACACAAATTTAGTAATAAGAAAGGACTAGTGGCAGACCCACAAAATACTTTTTTATCAAAACTTTATAAATAAACAAAACAAAAAATCATTTAACATGAGAAAAGCAACAAAATTTGCTGGTGAACAACCGGTAATCAGTACTACCTACGCGGGTGAATTCGCTGGTAAGTACATCGCAGCTGCTTTGTTATCTGCTACAACTTTGGATAAGAAGTATATCACTATTCTTCCTAATGTAAAGTATCGTCAGGTATTACAAAAAATAGCTGTAAACTCAATTGTGAACGATGCTTCTTGTAACTTCGTAACTTCTGGTACAGTAGCTCTTACTGAGAGAATCATAGAACCAAAAGAATTACAAGTTAACTTAGAACTTTGTAAGCAAAACTTTGTAAATAGCTGGGAAGCTTTACAATTAGGATACTCTGCATTTGACGAGATTCCAAAAGACTTTACTGACTTCTTAATCAGTTATGTAGGTGGTACAGTAGCTCAAGCAACTGAACAATCTATTTGGACTGGTGTTGGAGCAACAAACGGACAATTCGCAGGTTTATTACCAGCAATGTCAGCATCAGCAGTAGTTGGTGGAGCTGGAGCAGTAACATTAGCAACTGGTTCTGGTGCTATTAACGCATCTAACGTATTAGCTAAATTAGATAACGTATTCCAAACAATCCCTAACACTGTTTATGGTAAAGAAGATTTAATTATCTATGTACCAACAAACGTAGCTAAGGCTTATCAACAAGCATTAGCAGGTGGAGCACAAGGTGCAAATGGTTGGAACAACCAAATGAACGTTGGTGAAAAACCAATGAATTTCAACGGTGTTGAAATAGCAATGTGTCCTGGTATGACAAGCAACTACATCGTAGCAGCACAAAAATCTAACTTATACTTCGGTACTGGTTTGATGAGTGATTACAACGAAGTAAGAGTGTTAGACATGGCACAAATTGATGGTTCTCAAAACTTTAGAATCATAATGAGATATACAGCAGCAACTCAGTTCGGAATCGGACAAGATGCAGTTATCTATATCCCATAAGAAAAAATATTGAGTGAGTAATGGGGAGATTAAAGTTAAAACTATATCTCCCCTCACTTAAACAAAACAAAATTTAACAAATTAAAATCAAACATTATGGCTTGTGATTTATCAGCTGGAAGACAGGAAGTTTGTAAAGAGAGTATCGGTGGTTTATCTGGTGTGTATTTTATTAACTATGTTAATAATAATGGCACATCTGGTTCATTCACAACTGATGCTGCTGGATACATCACCTCATTCCCATCTGCTAGTGCATACTACTATCAGTTAAAAGGAACAAGTGCATATACTGAAACTGTTAATTCATCTCGTGAAAATGGTACAACATTTTTCTCTCAGGAGTTAGTGTTAAACCTTAAGAAAATCACACAAGAGATGAATACTCAATTGAAGCTTATGGCTTATGGAAGACCTCAAATCGTTGTTGTAACAAACAATGGTGATTCTTTCTTAGTTGGAAAGACTTTAGGAGCAGATGTAACTGCTGGTACTATTGGTACTGGCGCTGCATTAGGTGATTTGTACGGATACTCAGTTACCTTCACTGGTACTGAACCTGTTCCTGCAAACTTCATCACTGGTTCTACTTCAGCAAGTAACCCATTCGGTTCTGCTACCAACAAACCAACAATTGTATACGGTTCTTAATCAGTATTACACTTAAAATATTAAAGGTGGACTTCGGTTCACCTTTTTTTATGCTTAATAACTAAAAAGTATTTGGAAGTTGTTAAATTAATAAGATAAAAACAAGTTAAAGACACGCTATGTTAGCATACTATATATCAGGAAGTAATATATTCACATTTAGAACAGCCCCAACAGGTTCTTCTAATCTTACATTACATTTGCAGGATATGATGACATTAAGGAATTCATCTTCTTCAATTTCACCATACACCTACAACTCATACGAAAGTATGTTATCATTCACAGCTTCAATCTCATCATCATTTATTGGGGATGAATATAGAGCATACATATCTGATGGAACTTCTTCTATTTGGCATGGTTCTATTCAAGTTTATACATCTCAATCGGTGGATAAAGCTAATTATGAAAACCAAATTCCTTTAGAGAAGGTTTATAAGAGTAATTTAACGGACAACGAATATATAATTTTAGAATAATATGAAAGTAGCACAGAACTTTAGTGTAGTAAACCTAACACAACAAGACATCCCAGTTATTATTGAGGATACAAAGACAAGACATCCTTGGATACCTGTTGGTATCATAATGCCTGATGATTTCTTTCAAAATATAACTGATTCATACAATAACTCTACAACCAATGCAGCTTGTGTTGGTGGTATAGCAGATATGATATTTGGTAAAGGTATCTATTGTGAAAATGAATCTCTTAAGAATGATTTTAGAAAGATGCTATCTCAAGAAGAAATTAAAAGAGTAATATTTGATTTTAAATTATATGGTAATGCATGTTTTCAAGTATATTGGGATGATTCGCATACAAAGATTATTAAAATGTATCATACTCCAGTACAAAGTATTAGAGCACAAAAGTTATTTACTTCTCCAAAAGTGGAAGGATATTATTATTGCACTAATTGGAATGATATGAAAGCTCAAAGAAATAAAATATATATTCCTGCTTTTGGTACATCTAAAGAAAAGATGGAATTACTTTATATGAAAGATTATTCACCTGGTAAATTCTATTATGCACAACCTGATTGGTTTGCTGGTTTACAATTTGCTTATGTAGAGGCTGAATTATCTAACTTACATCTTAACAATATTGAAAATGGTTTCTTACCATTAGTGATGGTTAATATGAACAATGGTATTCCAGCTCCTGAAGAAAGAGATACAATTGAAGATATGATTGAAGCTAAGTTTACAGGCA